GTCCACAATCGATACGGCGTCGATCGGCACACCGCGGCGGCGAATGTCGAGCAGTTGATCAAAGATCGTGGCGTGGTCGTCGCGGTAGAAATGATCCCGCCTGACCGTCGCGGAAATCTCGGCCCACATCGCGGCGTTGTTGCCGTCGAGCATCAGCGAACCGAGCAGGCACGCCTCGGCCTCGATCGACTGCGGCGGTAGTTTTTCGGGTAGTGCGGTCATGATGAGTAAATCCTGGCACGGTCAAGGGGCTTGGAATAGCCGTTGCACTTGGCCGCAAGAAACTTTGCCAAGTCGCCGTTGAGCTTCGTAAGCGGATGGCCTTCGTAAAACTTGTCGGTACTGGCCAGATACCGATCCACCACGGCCTTCGCTTCGATGATGTTGCGGTCGCAACCGTCGAGGATCGATTTCACGGCGGCGGCGTCTTTTGTTCTGAACGGATACTTGCAGCCGTAACCGGCTTGCCACGATGCGGTGAAGTGTTCGATGAGGGATTGATGGTCGCCGGTCGGCGCCCGTGACGGCTTGCGGGTTCTTAAACCCACCGGCGAACCCGCGACAGCGGGAACTCCTTCTGCCTTTGCTTCTGCCTTTGCCTTTGCTTCTGCTTCTGCTTCTGCTTCTGCGTTTGTATCTGCGTCTGCGTCTGCTATGTACCGGTCATGCGTTACTGTACCGTTACGCACCGTTACTATTGCGCTACGTTTTGTAACGGTGTCGGCATTGCGTTTTAGCCTGTCGCGGTATCTTTTTTGTCTCTCGGCATTAGAAATCACGGCCTCATCTTTCGATGCCATGTCCCTATATTTGCGGTGGTTGAGCAGATGCCAGCCGCCGGGGATTTCTTCGATCCTGCGGCCCTCGTCGTCTGGCGTTCTTGAAAACTTGTCGGGCGACAGCAAACATTGGATTGCCGCAATGCAGTCGTCGATCGGCACGGAAGCAACACGGGCAAGTCCGGGGATACTGGCATGCACCTCGCCGTTCTTGTCGGCAATGGCGAGTAGGGTTATCCAGATAATGCGGGTTGCGTTTGACTCGCCCCAGATTGTTGAAGTCACGATCGAAGAAAATAGCTTTGTGTATCCGTTTGCCACGTTGCACCCTGATTCCAGCAACCAACTAACCCGCGACGGCAGACCTAAAGGAAGAGCGACCTAGCTATCGGTTCGTACCGTCGCGGATTAGATGATTGCTAAAAATTCTCATAACTAAGTCGCTACCGCCATCCTAATTCATTGCTTGCCTTAATCAATCCCGCGCCTCAATCCCGCGCATCAAACCGCCGGCGCCACGGCGGTTCTAGCTAACTTCATGCAGTACTCATTAACCGCTTGTGTATCCGTTCATTTTTGTCGTCCCCGACCTGAGTTGAATTGACTACGACGTAACGACAATATCCTTAACGAACTCGGCAAGAGCCTGCTGCTTAATTGATTCGGTGAGCGGCAACTGTTCTTGAGTGACCGTATTTTCGCGATGGAAGGTTCGGTTGTAGTCCCTAACGGTTCTCCAATAATGCCTTTTAGACTTCCTTTGGCGATGGATAAAATAACTAACGGTCAGGGTTTTTCTGTCACCAAGAAAACAGAATTGCCAAAATTCCTGTTCAAGATCATTGATGTTGTTGGTGATTTCGATATTTGCCATACCTACTCCGTTCTGAGTTGATTTGTTTCAATCCCGCTGCACAAACCCGACTCGGTACACGAATCCGGTGTAGTCGTCCGTGAATCCGATGTACGTCCGCTTCCCGCCGACCCGCTTCCGCGCCGGTCGCTTCCGTTTGCCGACCGTCTGATCCATCTGCCCGTCCTGCGGGTATTCCTGGTGCGGGAAAACACCGTCGGGGGAGTCGCCGCTGGTGGGCATGGATAGGATGCGTTGGATGATGGTCATGTTGCACGTCCCAGTTTTCTGATACGGCGCTCAAGCATCACCTTTGTGGTCATTCGACGGCAACCCTCTGCGATAGATAGTGCCTCGTTAAGCAAAACGACATCGGTACATTCACGAATCTTCCGTCGTGCGCAGGCAGTTGGCACTCTCACGAGCCAATTCAACTCATCACGTCGCGGGTTTTTTGCTTTCACTTCCCACCTCCCACCGCGTTCGCCCCGATGGTTGCGGTCGCGTCGTCATCGTCCTCGTCGCTGTCAGCCTCAAATTGAAGGTCAGGTTGATCGACCACCTGCTCATCCACCTTGCTCATATTTTTCACGGCTTGCCGAAAATAAGACGGCTTTAGTTCGATGCCGATTCCCCGTCGTCCCATTTGCACCGCCGTAAAAACTTCCGACCCGACGCCCATGAATGGCGTGAGTACGGTTTCGCCGGGGTTGCTGTAGAGCGTTAGGCATCGCTCGATTACATCGATTTGAAGCGGGCAAACGTGCTTCTCCTCTTCGCTGTCTTTCGATTCAAGGTACGGCAACAATCTGCCGGTGCGAATGTCATCCCAAACCGGCGAAGCGTAGTTGCGCCAAATCCAATGAGACATTCGGTTTGTACGCTGGTCGCCTTTGAAGTTCTTGTACTTGGCGACAAGCTCCTCGGGGATTTTCTTTTCCCCGGCGTAGGTTTTCAGACCGAACGGATGCGCAATCGGTTCTGGGTTTTCCCAGCCCTTCTTAAAAAACAAAACGTAGTCCGCCGGCCCGATCCGAACTGATGCAGAATCCTCACAGATATTTTTATGCCGCAGCGATTTCATTCGCGTCCGCCGTGCAATCAGCCACGGGTCTTTCCAGATTGTGACACGCGAAACGTAGTTAAACCCTAGCTCCTCATGCAGCTTGATAATGTCGCCGGGGAAATCCCGCTGAAAATAACTGCCTCGCTTCAAGTCCATCGCGTGAACGCAAGTCAAGCGGCCCCGCTTCGTTACACGGGTAACCTCGCCGACGACGTACTTGAGTTGTTCGATTCCCTCTTCGTACTTCGCGCAGTTCGATAAATCGCGCGGGTCGTTTGAATACTGATAAATTTCTGGGAACGGTGGCGAGTAAACAGAACAATGAACGCTCTCGGATTTCAGACTCGGAAGAACTTCCATATTATCCGAGTTGTAAATTGCAAAACGGTCGGTGATTTTTTGATCGATTACCATGATGGCACTTCCAGTTGTGTAGTGTGATTGTCGGCTTTCGTAACCCGCAACGCCGAATTCATTTCAGCGACCATTGCGGTAAACATTTCATTAGCCTTGCGCTGTTTCTTGGCGAGATTTTCGGTGACGCCCGCCTCGCCTTCGGTGGCGACGATATCAACCTTCACCGGCCCGACGCGGCCAAATCGAAGCGAGCGACGAACGGCTTGATAATACTGCTCAAAAGAATGTGAGGGGAAAAATGTGTGATGTCCGCAATGCTGCCAATTCAAACCAAATGAACCTATTTTTGGTTTGATTATCATCATCCGAAACTTGCCAGCGGCAAACCCGGAAAGCCGTTCTTCTTTGTCCTCGTCGGTATCGCAACCCGCAACTTGAACAGAATCCGGTATCATCTTTTGCAATAGGTCTCCCTCCGCGTTGTACTGACACCACGCCACGGCTGGCTTGTCATGCGACACCAGTTCCGCAACCAGTTCGCACCGCTCCACCATGCTCCGCCGCCGCTCCTCGCGCTGCTCCTTCAACGTCGTTGCCACGCGGACGAATAACTCGCCCTCGAATCGGTGGGTTGTCTTGACGACGTGTTGCTTGATGTTGAGCGCGGGCAGAACAAACTTGGCGTCATCGAATCCCAAATCACTCGGCTTCCGGCACGCTCTCGCCCACGATGACACCCACCTCCAGAACGGTTGTTCCGCATGCGCCCTGAAAAAATACTTGGCACGATTCCAGAAGTCGCCTTCTTTGAAAAGTGAGTGCCGCTTCTTGTCGCTCGACAGGAAAAAATGTCCAAGCATTTCGCTTTGCGTCATTTCCCCTAGTGCTTCGCTCGCGGTTCCCAGTTCGATGAAATCATTCGGGGCGGCAGTCGCTGAACATAGCAAACGGTATTGCATCTTCGACATGAACCGCGTGACCTGCTTTCGCCGCTTGCCGTCAAACGACTTAATGCAGGAACTCTCGTCGCAAACGACGCCGGCGAATTCGTCCGGGTTGAAATAGTGCAGCCGCTCATAGTTAGTCACCGTCATTCTCGGAAACGCTTTTCCCTCGCGGCTTTGTTGGCAATCAATAGAAAACTTTTCGGCCTCGCGAACGGTCTGGCCGGAAACTGCAAGCGGGGTGATAATCAGAACCTTGCCGTCTGTTTTTCTGGCGACGTTCTCGGCCCACACTAATTGCATCGGGGTTTTTCCAAGTCCGCAATCCGCAACGATTGCCGCCCGGCCCTTCCGTACCGCCCAATCAACCAGTGACTTTTGAAAGTCGAAAAGGAAATCCGGCATCCAAATCGGTTCAAATCCAGCGTTGCCAGTAACCTGAGATTTGCCGGCAAGAAAATCCTGGTAAGTTTTTTTCATGATTGCTTCTCCGCCGCGTTCGCCCCGCCCCATGAAAACCCCGCGCGTCCGATGCTGAGGTAGTGCCAAATGGTATTTTTAGTCACGTCGAACGCAGCCGCCGCGTGGCCGGCATTCGTGAACGTGCCGCGGGGTGTCACGATTTTTCGGCTACATCGCCACGGGGTAAATTGCTTCGGTCGTCGCCGCTGGTGGCTGGCGGTGACGCGGCTGAGTTGGCCGAGGCAGGTGGTAATTTTCTGGGCGGTGGTCATGCTGCACCGCCCTTCGCGTTCAACTGCGCCTCAAGCTCCGCAACCCGGCGGTGAAGTACGCAAGTCGGTCGTTCACAATTCAGATGGCAACTGTGAACGCCGGCGCGTTCGGCTTCTAGGGCTTCGTGCAGGGCGATGGCGGTTTTGATCGCTCCAATGACGGACATGGCTCCGTGTCGCGAAAAAAGCACGCGGTTTCTTTTCATTGCGAGTACGCCTGCCTTGACTTCGTTCAACTGTTTAATGTTCAACATGCCCCACCCCCTTCGGCCCGTGCCGCCGTGAGTTTGTCGGTGTTGATTAGGTTGCCGCCCCACTGGTTCGCCATTGCCGCGGCAAAGCCCGGGAACGTGCGTGAACGGTTCGCCTTGTGATGCGGCCCCGGCGGCTCGCGGTGAACGCTGTTCCCCAAAGGTAAAACGGGATTTGTCCTAACCAGCGGCGGTAGGTTCTTCAGCCATAGGCAGGTCGCTTTGCGCTCCGCGTCGCCGAACCACCAGGGTTGCACTGTCTGGATTTGCTGAACGCCGATAATGCGCTTTGCGTAGCCGTGCATCACGGGATTTTCGACAGCTATCGAGTCGATAGGTGCATTCCACAGGGCCGAAAAAAAATCACAGGCCAAGTGCATCAACGCCCATCGCTCAGGTCGCTCTTTAAGCCAGCGAACGCCGCTGTTGCATAGGTAGGTGCAATCAGGGTGGAAGATGCCGAGATTCCAGCCGTTGCCCAGAACATTCAGCACGTCGCATTGAAGATGGTGCGGTGAATTATCCTCGGCTGGCTTAATGTCGCATGACCAAGCATCATGGCCCGCCGCACGGAAGGCACGACGGACAACGCCAGAGCATTCGCAGCCGACAAGCACCCTATTCACTTTCCACCCCCTTCATTCCGTGCCGCCGCGCGTGCCATCACCCGCCGGTAAATCTGTGCCAGCTTGAATTGACGCCGCAAATGTACGTCGCGAGCCGCAGCGTCCGCCGCTTGCCCGCCACCGTGAATTGAATCCGCTGGCGGTTGTTGATTTTGTAGAGGCTGGCCATTGTGTTCCTTCAGTTGCAGTTTCGTCTCGTCCATCACATCACCTCCCGCAAAATCCCGATCAACATCATCAGCCCGAACGCACACGCACACAGCCGGGGGTATGTAGTCATGCCAACCTTCCCGCTCGCCACCACGTCTCGCCGTTGTCGGTGGAGTATTCACATGTCGTCAATAGAAGTCCGTAAGACATTTCATATCCACGCAAAAAAACCATCGTTACGCCATAGCGAATGATTTCCAAAAAATCGCCGGCGGCCCATTCGCTTTTGCCCCCCGCGCCCCGCCACAGCGCCCCCTTCGGAATTGTCTGTTGGTCGAACGCCACCAGCGCCGCGGCGGGCGGCGTGTTGCGGATGCCGCCGTTGCGATGGTCGAACGTCACCGCGACTTCATCGAACGCAGAGCCGAACACCACCACGGCCCGCCCTTTGCTGAAAATATACACCACGGTCGCATCGAGCCACTCGCCGTTGTAAAACACCTGAATTGGCAACTTGAAATCTGTCATGGTCGTTCTCCTTGTTCCACCGTTTGAATCCACAGCCCGTTGTGCAGTACCTGCACCGGCTTCAAAAAATCTGTCATGGTCGCTCCTTCACCGTTGAATGCTGGTCTAAAAGCCAGTCGGCTTCCTTCATCGCCTTCGTCCAATCCCTTTCATACTTTGCCAGCGGGCATCCGTTTTGAACCGAGCACAGCAATTCAAGGCAGTCGCACAATTGGTTGATTGCCACTTGATGACTCGTCGTTGCAACCGTCTCCGCGGCGGGCGGGGTGTTGCGGATGCCGCGGCTGCGATGATCGAACGTCACCGCGACTTCATGGAACGCGGGGCCGGACACCACCACGGCTCGCCCATTACTAAAAAAATGCACCACGGTCGCATCGAACCACTCGCCGTTATGCAGCACCTGCAGCGGCAACTTGAAATCTGTCATGCTCACTCCTTAAAATTTCCCCGACGACGACGTGTTCACTCGCCGCCGCCGGGGGAGGGGAGAAGGAGAATCATTAGAATGGAATATCATCCGGGTCAGACCCTGCTTCGTCGCCGCCAAGTACCGCGTCCGCCGGGTTCCTGAATCCGTTCTTGGTCAGTTCGTTCCAC